GTACATCTACATCACGGAACTCACCCGGGCTTATTGGGGTGTCGTCACCTTTGACACGCAAGCCACGGGTCTTAAAGCCACCTGGCAAGTTGCTAAGGGTTCCTGCATCCACGAGCTGCCGAATAAGAGCAGTACCAGACTTAGCAAAAGCGCCGACAAGATGGATAAGACCAAAACAATAAAAGCCGAAGCCAGGAACATAGCCGTAATGGACAAAATGGTTTCTTTTGGCTTTCTTTTTATCTTCTGGTACCCAGTTACGGCGAATTGACAATACTTCCATACTGCCTTTTTCAAGAGTAACAACATACGGCAGGGCAATACCTGTAGGTTCTCCATCTTCATCCTCATCTTCATATCCGGGTAAATCTAAATCAACGTGCATCTCTAAAAGTTTGAATCTGTCGTCAGATGTAGCGCTAAAGCCCATCTTTTCAGCAATTTTCTTTTCAACTTCGTCAAAGCTATTGTTTGGTTCACCTAAATCAATATCACGATAAAAACCAGCTACTTGTAAACGGCGAATATCGTTCTCAGTCTTACGCATTACATGCGTTACACGTGGGCTAGTCTCTAAATTACTTGCGCCATATGGAACTACGATGTCTTCAGCAGGAATAAACATAGAGACTTGACGTTCTAATGCTGGGTCGTAATACACTTTTTTAAACGCATTACCAGCTAAACCCAAGCCCCAAATCATTCTTTCATGCTCTGGGCGGTACTCAACCATAACATCGGTAAGTTGGTGATTCATGTCTTGCTGGACACGAGTTGCAGAATCTCTTTTTTCTGGAGTTTCTTTACCGATGATCTCAGTCTTTACTGGACCAGCAGCAGGGAATGTTTCCATGATTGTTTCAGCTTGGAACTTAACTAAGGCTTCGCTTAATAGCGGGTGATATACACCACAAGCTCCAGGCCAAGGTTCCATGCGCTCTTCAAGCTTCATACCTAGAAGTTCTAAGCCATCTACGTATGTTTGCATCCAGTCTTTACGGCTAGATATGTCATCTTCAAAGTCGGAAATAAGGTCGCTAACAACTTCAGCTAATACCTTTTCACTTATGTACTCAGCTAAGTTAGCATCAAAATCGTCATCACTTGGTTCTTTTGGTTCAATCTCAATTTCTAAACCATCGGCTTTAATTTTTACGGCTTCTGGATCTTCAATCTCAATTTCAAGATCAGGCTCTTCTGCATCCGCTAGAGCTTCTAACCCAACCGGGGCCGCGTATAAACCTTTTTCCATTGCCATATTTAATCCTTAAACATTGTAGTAGCCCTTACTGCGACTTGATCTAAAATCTCGTAAATCATCTTCTTCATCTGTTGGTAAGCGGATAAACCCACCTTTGCGATACCGCATCAGTGCTTGAGTTGTTGAATCTACTAAGTCATCGTGTTCACCTGATGGAAAACTTGCAACTTCTTCAACTAATTCTTCTGCCCAATGTGTATTTGGTACCCACACCATCCCAGACGCAAACATATCTGCAACCGCATTTAATCTAGCAATCTTATCATTGCCTTTACTTGGAATAAAGTCCTGAACTGGAATGCCCATTGCCCGTAACTCAAATATTAGCGGTTGTCCTGACGCTTTAGCCTCAACAATAAGCGCATCTGGTTCCCACTCTTTCCATTCTTCCAAAGCTCTTTGTTTTAGCTCTGGAAACTCCATACGCCTTTTAAACGCATTTAGCAAGATTATATTCGCTTGCTGCATCCCCGTGTCATCTGTTTTATAGAACACACCCCAGGTAGTACACGCACTATAGTCGCTGCGTTGGGTCTTTAAAAATGCCGTATCCCAGCTTTGGATTAGAAATTCGCACTGTGGCGGGTCTTCTTCTTCCCAAATCTTCCACCATTCACGTTTTATGATGGCGTTTACATCCGAAGTTGGCTCTTGTTGGTACTGAGCCATCCATTTTCCGTTAGGAAGTTCGTTTTTTAACGCTTCTAGCTGCGGCAGGGGCCAAAATTCAGGCCAAAGTGGTTTCCCATTAGGCATAATTGCCGGAAATTCAATGACTTCCCAGTCTTCACCGTCTCTTTGGGCTGCTGCTTTGAGTACTTGCCCCGTTAAATCCCGTTTTGACCACCGTGTCATTACAACTACGATAGCCCCACCCGGTTGTAAACGCTGCCGAGGACCAGATGTGTACCATTCATACGTTTTATCGTAGATTTCTGGGTTAGTTTCGCTTAATGCCGCCTCTTGTTCCGAGTGAGGGTCATCAATAATAAGGATATCAGCGCCTTTACCCGTGACCGCACCACCAATACCAATCGCAAAATAGTCTCCGCCCTTGTTAGTTGCCCATCGCCCAGCAGCTTTAGAGTCAGACTGTAGTGCAACTGCCGGAAATACGTCTTTATACACATCGGAATCGACAAGGTTACGTACTTTACGACCAAAGCCCACTGCAAGTTCAGCAGTATGAGATGTTTGGATAACCTTTTTCTCTGGATATTTACCCAAGAACCACGCAGGTAGTAGGTAAGAAGCAAACTCAGACTTAGTGTGGCGAGGAGGCATGTTAATAATAAGTCGTTTACATTCTCCATTTGCTACCCTTTCAAATGCCCTAGCCATTTTCACATGATGTCGCCCATGAATAAAGTTAGGCCATACATAGTTTACAAAAGACATAAAATTATCTTTTGCTTCTACTGTTGCTTCTAGGTTTGTACGTTCTTCTAGCAGTGAGCCAAGTTTGGCACGAATCTCTGGAGGGAGCTTATCCTTGTGCTTCATCAGCTGTTCAAGCCGGGCTGGACTTAAAGCCATTATTGTTCCATCGCTTTTTTAAACGCCTCAATACCATTATTTTCTTCAATGCGTTCTGGTTTTTTGGGCGGCTCGTCACTAAATCCTAGCTCTTCGTCTGTCATAGTAAGCAAAGACTGCTTCTCAGCAACAAACTTATCCAACTCCGCGTCGGGGACTTCGTCAACGGGACCCAAATATTTCTCTAGCATGCCTTCAAGTTCTTGGTCAACTTGCTCCACAGTTCTGTGGGTTACATTTACTTCGAGGCGGTCTGAGAAGAGGCCCACTGCTGAAGTTTTACCAAGTAATTCTAGCGCTTTCAAGCGGATTCTGGCATCTTCATCAATGGTCTCTAAGAGGAGCTTATTCGTCACATACGTTCGCATGCGAGTTGCGGCATTCAATAGTTCTTTATCGTACTCGCCCAGTATGGCTTCCAAGTGGATTAGCGTCCCAGCATTTTTCTCTGAGATTCTTAGGGGGGTACTTTCTGATACTGCAGAGCGTGCAGTTTTGCGGTCTTCCTCGGTGACGTCTACTTCTCCACCAAGCTCAATAATTTCTTTAATTGTTTCTACAGCGGCCTTGGCTCGGTCACGAAATTGTTCTATCTCTTCTGGCGTAGTGTCAAAAGGGAACGGTATTCCTGATTCAGGTTCTACTACTATAGGCATGTATGTTCTTGCGGTTTGTGGCAAAGATTACGGCGATTGTATCACTTTTTGTTTATGGTGGTGAATTCTATGACAGTTAGCGCACAAGACTATGCACTTTTTAATTTCTTCTCGAGCTTTTTTATACTGCCCACCAGCTGCAAAAAAATGTACATCTCCTTCTTTTGTGGTTGGGTCTTCGTGGTGGAAGTCTAATGCTGCTGGGTGACTAAACCCACATTTCGTACATTTAAGTGTACATTTAAATACATACCACTCTTCACGGCGTTTTTTTCTAGTTGCCGCATTACGTTGTTTTATTCTTTCTTGGTTTTTCTCGTAATGGTCACGGCTGTACTGTGCATGTTTTGCTTTTTTTACGCTCGCGTCTTTGTATGGCATCAGGGTCTATCTTCCTTTTCCAGTACAGCGCCCTTGGAAATCCCCAGGGATTAGCCGGAGTATATAACTTAAACCCAGCATTAATCAATGAGTTAGCACTTGCAGGGTTATCCGTTGTGTCTGTAATACACCATGCCCAACCTAGTTTTCTAGCTTGAGCTAATCTTGCTTTGATTAATCGTAGTTGAAGTCCATGCCCTGTAAAGCCATCTGCTACACCAGCTCTACATAAATAACCTGTATCTGTCCACCTCGTCGAACGAACGATACCCGCAAAAGCGACAGGCTTTCCACATTCCGCATATGCAATCCACCAATGGCCCCGGTCTGTCGGGTACGGAGTATCCTCCGGCAATATTTTCCTTTGTAGAAAATTTAGTGTGGTTCGAACTGCTGGGATTCTTGTGTCGACTTTCTTTACCGTGAATTTCATACATCAAGCCTCCCATTAATGTGGTGGGGGTGTTTCGAAACAAAAAGCCTGGACTATTTTCCCAAGCCTTACCCCCGAAGAAGTATTTTAATAGGTTTTAGCTTTTCCGGGTGGAATTGGTGTGGGGGTTAGCTCGGTATGTGAAGCCGGGTTAAAGGGGTTGCTTTCCCCCACAGGTATATC